GGTAAGATACGCACGAGCCAAAAATTTGAAATTTTTCGGTTTTTTTCGGTTTTATAAAATACTTTCGGTTTTATTAATTCTAAAAACGCCTAGCTTTGCCTAGAAAGTGACGGATTGTTTATAGGAGGGGAGCTTATGACACGATACGACGAGTTAGCAAGCAAACTTAATAACGTAGACGACGCTAAACGAGGTTTTATACTTTCGCTGCTTAAAGACTTTGTATTTTTAGAGGAGCAAATAGAGGAGCTGAGAAAATACCCACGTTATATAGTTAACAAATCGGATCCACGGCAGCAAAAAAAGCTACCCGTACACGATATGTTAAAAGATTATCAAGCGCAAAAGGACGACATAGCCACCAAGATACTTAGGAGCCTTGACAAAGAAACTGGCGACGAAAGCCCACTACTTAAAGCCCTTGAGAGGTTTAACAACAAATGAGCGACCTAGTTAAAAATAGTTATATCTATAAATATAACGAGGCGATTAAAAAAGGCTTTATAGAAATAGACGGGCAAGAGGTTAGGCTAGTTGTCGGCTCCAAGATTAAAAAGGCTTTAAAAATCTTAATGAGCTACTTTGACGACCCAACTATAGAGTTTAACCCTAAAGAGTGCTACAAGCGCTTTGAGTTTGAGGAAACACTTTGTTTACAAGGGCAAGCGCCTTATTATAACGAGCCTTTAAAGCTGATGCTATGGCAAAAGGCATTTTATGAGGCGATATATAGCTTTTATGATAAAGCAACGGGCTTGCTGTTAATTAATGAGGCTTTATGTGAGGTAGCACGTAAGAACGGTAAAAGCACTATGGTAGCTGGCGACTTTAACACTGACTTATTTATAGGGCAAGGTGGCGTTAACTATTGCGTATGTAGCAACGACGATAGACAAGCCCAGTTAATATGGCGAGAGGTGGCGGGTATGCGCCAGCGCCTAGATATTAAAGACGAGGTAACAAGCCAAAATATAACCGAAATAAGAAACAACGCTAAAAATATTAAGGTGTTGCGTATGAGTGCTAAAACTCAAAACAAAGACGGCTTTAACTTTATAAAAGGCTGTCAAGACGAGGCGCACGACTGTAAAAACGACGAAATAGCCGAGGCAGTACAGCGCTCTATGAGTACGCACGACGAGCGCTTATTTATAACAGTTAGTACTAATGGCTTTTTAAACAATATGTATTTTGATAAAAAGCTAGAATATGCTAACGCTTGGCTAGAGGGCGAAATAGACAACAAACACTATTTAGCTTTCTTATATGAAATGGACGACGAGGCGGAAATATGGGCGGGCGATAGGGACTTATGGCAAAAGGCTAACCCTAGCTTAATTTATGGGGTTAAAAAATGGGCTTATATAGAACAAAACATAATTAAAGCCCAAATAGATAAAGAGAGCCGACTACACTTACTTACTAAAGACTTTAACGTTAAAGTAAGTAACTCTAAAGCGTGGTTAACACTTGAGGAGTACGACTACAACCAAGAGCCATTTACTTTAGCGAAATTTAAAGGCTGTGTAGCGCTTGGATCCGTGGACTTGTCGGACTGTGGCGATTTAACAGTAGCTGAGTTGCTGCTAATGCGTAAAGGCGATAACACCAAGTATATTGTGCCTCAATTCTTTATACCAGCTAGCAAGCTAGAGGACAAAGACAACGGGGCTAAATATAAAGAGTGGAGCCAAACTATAAACCCAGTCACTAGCGAGCCTTACGTAACAGTTATTAAAGGCAACAAGATAAACCAAAAGCACGTAGCCGACTGGTACCAGTCTTTACGTACTAAATACCAAATTGAAACTATAGCTATAGGCTTTGACCCTTGGCATAGTGACGTATTTTTAATGTGGACGGACAAAAAGACGGGTTACGGCTTTAACACAATGAAAATATACCAAAATTCTAAATTAATGAGCTACCCTATGAAAACACTAGAAAGGGACTTAAACGCCAAACTTGTTAACTATGCTAATAACCCAGTATTAAAATACTGCTTTAGCAATACAGCAGCTGAGATTAAAAACGACTTTATTATGCCTTGTAAGATAGACGGGCAGTACAGCCGTAAAATCGACGGCGTAGTAGCTTTAATAATTTTATATGCAACCTTAGAAAAAAACGAGGTTACATTTAATCAATATTTAAGGGAGGTGTAAACGTGGCTAAACCTAAAAAGGAAAAACGCAACAAAGAAAAACGCAGCTTTTTAAGTAAGCTTTTTGGTAAAGCTAAAAAGACTGATGCAACTTTAACCCTTGCTAATACATTTAAAGGCTTTCAAGCCAATTTTGTAAATTACAATAACTCAATTTTAGAAAGCGACTTAATATTAAGTGCTACAAGGCTAAAGGCTAGGTTTTTCGGTAAGCTGATGCCAAGACACGTTAGAGACAATGCAAGCCAAATGATTAACGTTAATGATAGTAGCGTAGCAAGGTTATTAAGGCAGCCGAACGAGTACCAAACACCGTACGACTTTTTAAGCCAAGCATATTTTTTAAGAGAGTTGCACGACAACTGCTATATATACCCTCAATACTATATTAGTAATGCTGGCGAGAAAATCTACGAGGCTATGTATATTTTAATACCCCAGCAAAAGCCTTACATTTACGAAAACGAAAACGGCACGCTATATATTAAGTTTATTTTTCCTAGTTATGACGAGCCAGTAATATTTAAGCTAAACGATATTATTATATGGAAAAAGAACTACGAGGACGACCAATTTTTAGGTGGTGGACGTTACACCAGCGCTGCTAATGCTGATGCGCTAAACTCCTTAAATGCTTATACAGCTATTAAAGAAAGTACAGCAAACGTAGCCGAGCAAGGCGGGGCTTTTGACGGCTTGTTAAAAGTTAATGCTTATGCAGCTGACGACGAAAAAATACAAGCTATTAGAGATAAGTTTATAAATGATTTAAAGAATAATAACACCAGCTTACCAGTGCTAGACAATGGCACCGAGTACGTTAACATATCACGTCAATTAAAAACTATAGACGCTGCCACAATGAAAGAAATTAAAGAAAATTTATTAATTCATACTGGCGTAACACTAGATATGTTAATGGGTAGTTTTGATACCAAATCAAAAGAGGCTTTATATGAAAACTGGATAGAGCCAGCAGCTATAAGCTTAGGGCAAGCTATGAGTAAATGTTTTTTTAGCCAATGGCAAACAACCCACGGCGACCAAATACTTTTATACCCTAACAAGGTGCAGCTAATGGCTACCAGCGAAATTGTAAGCATTATTACAAGTACTATAAGCGCTGGCGTATTTAAGATAGACGAATATAGAGAGATGCTAGGCTATGCTCCTTTAGAAAATGCCGAGGGACAAGTAAGACCTAGAGGCTATAACAATTTAGACGGCTCTAAAATAATTGTAGACGAGCCAACACAAACGGACACTGTAGGAGGTGCAAAAAATGAGTAAGAAATTATTAGAGAAAGAATTAAGATTAAACATTAATAATTTAGAGGTAAGAGCTGACGAGCAAGACGGATCCAAAATGATAGTAGAGGGCTACCCTATAGTTTTTGATAAAGAGGCTTATATAGGTATGGAGCCGTGGGGCTGGTTTGAAAAAATCGACCGTAACGCTTTTGCTAATGCTGATATGAAAGACGTTGTATTACGTTACAACCATAGCGACGAGCTTTTAATTTTAGCTAGAACTAAAAACGATAGTTTAAAGCTAACTATAGACGATAAAGGCGTATTTATGCACGCTGAATTAATCGACACTACACAAAATAGAGACGTTTACAAAATGGTAGAGGCTGGGCTATTAACTGAGGGTAGTTTTGCCTTTACAGTAAGCGAGCAAGCCGTAAGAGAGGTAGGCGAGTGGGGCGACCCTAACTATGAGATACACCGTACTATACTTGGTATAGACAAATTATTTGACGTGGCTATATGCCCTAATGGGGCTTATGGTGATTTAACCGAAATATACGCACGCTCTAAAGAATTAGTGGAGGCTAAGGCTTTAGGCAAAGTGGAGGCTTTGAAACGTTGCGAAATATTAAGGCTAAAGAATAGAAATAAAATTAAACTTATGGAGGAACAAAGCAAATGAAAATTAAAGAATTTTTAGCAAATAGCTTAGCTGCTAAAAACGAGCGTAAAACTGCTTTAGTGGCTGGAGTAGATGCTATTAACAAGCGTGTTAAGGAATTAGCCGAAATTAACGAGAGAGCTTGCGACGAAAAGGAACTAAAGGCAACAGCTGAGGAACTAGACAAGCTTAAAAGTGAATTAGCCGAAAAACAAGCCGAGTTAGCGGGCTTAGAGGCTGAAATTAAAGAGCTAGAGCAAATGATAGCTGACGCTGACAAACCAGCTGAGGACGACCCAGCAAACGAGGGGCAACCTCAAAGAAAACAATTTTTAAATTTTGAAAAGAGAGGACTAAACAATATGACTAGAGAAGAATTAGAAAAAATGGCAAAAGAGTTTGCCGAAAGAGGAACATTTAAGAAAGGTACAGCTGAAACTAGAGCTATTTTAGTATCAAGCGGTACTATTGCTACACCTACTGAGGTTGCGGGCGATATTAGACCTAACTTTGAACACGTACCAAGCATTGTAGACGAGGTAGACGTACTAGACTTAGAGGGTATGGGCTCTTATAAAATACCTTATGAGGTGTCAATTAGTGAGGCTGACGTAACAGCTGAGGGCGCAGCTTATAACTCTAGCGACCCAGTGTATGCTTATGTAACTTTAACAGCTGAAACAGTTACAGTATTGAGCCAAATTTCAAAGCAAGTTAAAAAGCAAACACCAGTTAACTATCAAACTAAGGTAGAAGATAGCGCTTATAAGGCTTTAAAGAAAAAAGCAGCAGCTATTATTACTAACGAAATTGCTACAAGTACTTTATCTAAGACTGTAAATATCGACGTTGTAAGTGGCAAGGGTGCTATTACTGATAAGACTTTAAGAAATATAGCCTTAAATTATGGTAGTGCTGACGCTGTAATGGGCGACGCTGTTTTACAATTAACACAAGAGGACTTAGTAGCTTTTGGCGACGTACGCAGCGATACAACTTTACAAGCTGTATATGATATTAAGCCAAGTGCAACTAACCCTAACACTGGTACTATTAGCGACGGTGGCTTAACAGTTAGATACATTTTAAACTCTAACTTAACACCTATTAGCGGTACTACACAGCCAGCAAGTGGCGAGGACGCTATCGTAGGTATGATTTACGGACAACCTAGATGCTGTGCTTTAGGTTTATTTAGCGGCTATGAGGTTTTAGTAAGTGAGGACTTTGCTTTTGATAAGGGTATGCTTACTATTAGAGGCGACGTTGAAATGGACGCAAAAGTACAAGTACTAAACGGCTTTAACGTTGTTACTTTACCAGCAGCAACTGAATAGTATTAAAACGTGGCTATAAGCTTTTCAAGTGCTACCTTTACTTATAGCCACCCTTTTAAAAGGGGGTAATAAAATGGCACAACAAACACAACAAGAAATTATAGCGAGTATGACTAACCTTGAGGGCAGCGGGCAAGATACTTTTGTAGAAAACTACAGCCAGCTTGCTTATAACACCTTATACGAAATGGGCATAAGTAATACTTATTTAAACAGTGATAAGGCAGCTTATATTTTAGCTAAAGTTGTAACGGATCTAGTAGAGGACGGCAACCTAAGTAATACTACAAATGCACTTATTGCGTCACTACGTACAAACCACCCTCATAGTGAGGACGAAACGACACAAAGCGAGGGCTAATATATGTATAAGCCAGCGAATATAAGGGAGTTTGTAACTCAAGCCGTGCATAAAAAGCCAGCTACTCAAATTATAAACGGACATAACCAAAAGACATATACAGCGGTAGGAAATATTAAAGGCAAGTTTAAGCAAAAGACCACCAGCGAGCTTAACGCTAATGGGTTAAGTATCGTAGAGGACAAAGTAAGCTTTATAACTTGGTGGAGTAATAACCTAGAGGCTCAAGACGTTTTAACAATTAACGGAATTGACTTTGAAATAATAGGCACGGTTGAAAATGTGGAAATGAGAAACCGTTACGCTGTATTAACATTACACCGTATAGAGGGTGGGGCTTAATGGCTAAAACTAATTTTAGTTTAGACTTTGACGGGTTTTTAAAACTTGCCGAGGACATAGACAACTTAGGTAATGGCTATTTACAGCAAGCCGTAGACAATGCTTTTACGGCATCTAAAGACTACGTTAATAACGCTGTAGCTGATGCTATGGCAAGTAGTCGTTATAACTTTGATAGAGGGCAAGGCTACTCAAGAGGTAAAGCTAAAGCATCTTTAGACAAAGTTAAAAATATGCCCGTCGAGTGGCAAGGCACTATAGCTACAGCTTATATAGGTGTAAGGCTACGTGATGCACTAGAGGTACAATTTTTAATCTATGGTACACCACATTTAGCAGCTGATACAAACCTACGTAATGCTATTAAAGTTAAGGGCAAATATAAAAAAGAGGTTAGCAAAATACAGCTAGAGGAGTTTAACAAGGTAATAGAGGAGGCGTTAAACAATGGTTAATATTTATGACGATTTAGCACAATTAAATATACCAGTGTACGCTGAGGGCGCAGCGCCTCAAGAGTTACCTAGTGAATACTTTACAGTAACTGAGGACTACACCAGCACTAATTTAAGCGCCGATAATGAGGCACAAGAGTATTTATACGAGTTTACCCTAAAATGGTACACCCAAGATGCTACAAGGCTTTATACGGGCTTAAATGATGCTATAGCAGTGCTTAAAAGCAAGGGCTATATAGTTAGTGGCGTAGGTTACTGGAATAGAACATATAAAGAGACTTGGTTTAGCCGTCAAGTCGATATAGAAAAAATAGAATATTTAGAGGAGGACTAAATAAAATGGCAAAACAATTTAGAGGCGTAAGCCGTTTAGTTTTCGCTCCTATTACTGAGGGCGAGGGCACTACAACTTATGGAACAGTAACACCTATTGTAGGCGTTAAAGCTATTAGTCGTGATATTACAAGCGATAGCGAGGACGTATGGGCTGACAATGCTTTATATCAAAAAACTTTTGCTGGTACAAGTGTTACTCGTACTTTTGAAACTGTACGACTTGACCCAGCTATTGAGGCACAACTTTTAGGACAAACAACAGTTACAGTTAGTGGCAGTGGCACAACTGCAGTTAATGCTTATGCTACACCAGCTGACGCCTCAAACCGTCAATATTTCGCTTTTGGTTATGCGTTACACGACGGCAACGCTGAAAACCCTTGCGAGATTGTATGGGCTTATAGAGGTATCGTTAACAGTATCTCAAAGAGTGCAAATACTATAGATGCTGGAACTGGATCCGAGGGACAAAGTATCGAGGTTACATTTACAGCACCTATTAACAAATTTACAACAACTGGCGAGCGTAACTTAGATATGTTAATGCCAGTCACTGCTGATACTGACGTAGACGCTTGGTTTAGTCAAGTTGTTACACCCGATAACGTCGCTACAGTAATGGACTAATAAACAATAACTAAAGGGGGCACTAAACTTATGAACGCAATTTTAAACATTTATAAAGACTGTACTAGTGAGGAGCCTAGCAAGCAATATGTTTGTAAAAGGCTCTTACTAGGAGTAAGTAAAAAAGTACAAGCTCTAAGCGAAAATATGGACGGTAAAACCGACAAGGAGCAAGAGCAAATTACTATTGATATTTTAAAGGCTATATTTCCTAACTTTGAGGACGAGGACTTTAACTATATTGACCCAGTAGAGTACTTTAACTTTATAAAAGAAATTTCAAACGAAACTAATAACATTATGGGTAATGCCATAAAAAACTAGAAAAGGGGGGCGTGTTAAATAATACCCCCCAAAATTCTAAAATAAGTGTTAATGAGATATTTTTCACGATATTAGACGTTTTAACAAAACGCTTTAACGGGCTTAGCCCTTTTGAGATTTTAAACACTCCAACAAGTGATGTACTAGACCTATACGTAGACACTATCTTAAATGACTTTAAAGAGAAAAATAAGAGCAAGGGTAACACGTGGGTAACGTCTAGTAATGCAACTTGGCACTAAGGAGGTGGAGTAAATGGCTGAAAATGAAAGAGAAATAACAACCGTATTTAAAGCCGACATTTCTAACTTTACAGCTGCAACCCAACAACTAAATAGAGACGTAGCTTTAGTTAATAGTGAATTTAAAAACGCCACTGCCTCTATGGGTAAGTGGAGCGACAACACCGACGGACTAAAAGCTAAATTAACTCAATTAAATGGTACCTTAGACGCTGAAAAAAAGCGCCTAGCTTTGTTAGAGGCTCAATACGACGACTTAAAAGCAGCGGGCAAGGAAAATACAGCCGAGGCTCAAAGACTAGCTACTGCTATTAATAATCAAAGTGCTAAAGTTAAAACTACTCAAAAGCAAATAGATAACTATACTAGCAAACTTAAGGAGTTAGAAAGTACAAGCGACGATACCAAAGAAAGTGTAGACGATTTAACAAACAGCGCCGAAAAACAAGGCTCTACGTTTAAGTCTATAGCTGGTGGACTTGGTAAAGGCTTAGTGGCTGGTATAGCTGGAATAGGAGCCGCTGCAACTGGAGCAGTAACGGGCTTTTTAGCGTTAGGCGAAAGTACAAGAGAGTATAGAGTAGGCTTAGCCCAGCTTGAGACTGCTTTTGGTAGGTTAGGCTTTACAGCTGAGGACACTTACCAAGCTATGAATTACTTTGGATCCGTTTTAGGCGATACAAAGAGAGCGCAAGAAACAATGTTAGTACTAGGGCAGCTTGTAGACACTGAAAAGGAGCTAGAAAGCTGGACTGATACTTTAACGGGCGTATATGCAACGTATGGCGAGGCTATACCGCTTGAAAGTATGAGTGAGGCGTTAGTACTTGCTAGTAAGCAAGCTGTAGCCGAGGGAGGCTTAGCTGATGCGTTAGAGTGGGGCGGTGTTAACCTAGAGGCCTTTAACGCTAAACTAGAAAGCCTTAACACTGAGGAGGAACGCAGCGCCTATATACAAGAAACCTTAAACGGACTATATGGCGAGGCAGCCGAAAAATACAACGAGCTTAACAAAGATGCTTTAGCTGCAAGTACAGCCTCAACTAATTTACAGCACGCTATGGCTCAATTAGGAGCAATAGCTGAGCCAATTTTAACAATGTTAAAAGAGGCTACAGCAGCTTTTATTATGACTTTAGAGCCAGCAGTTAAATTAATAGGCGAGGGCTTGCAAGGTGTATTTAGCGGTACAGCTGGAGCAGCTGAAACTTTAGCAACTGGCTTAAATGATTTATTTAAAACAATTCTTGAAAAGGCTACAACATTTATACCAACTGTAGTAGACGTTATAGCCGAGTTATTACCTCAAATTATTACTACAATAGTAAATGCTTTACCTCAATTAGTTAATACTGTAGCAACGGTATTTACACAGTTATTAAATTCTTTAAGCGAAATGCTACCTACATTAATACCCGTAATTGTAAATGCTATATTATTAATAGTTGAAACAATTATAGATAATTTAGACTTAATAATAGATGCTGGAATTAATGTAATTTTATCTTTAGCTGACGGGTTAATAAATGCCTTACCAATTTTAATAGGCAAAGCTCCAATAATTATAGAAAAGCTAGTAACTGCGATTATGGAAAACCTACCAAAATTAATACGTGCTGGCGTACAATTAATAGTTAGCTTAGGACAAGGCTTAATAGATGCAATACCACAATTAATTACTAATTTACCTACAATAATTAAGTCAATAGTAAATGGCTTGCTTGAGGGTATACCCGACTTAATAAAAGCTGGAGCCGACTTACTAGCTGGTTTATTTGAGGGACTATTAAACCCAAGTGTTATATGGGAAAGCATTAAAAAATTAGGTAGTAGCATATTAGACGGTTTTAAGTCTTTCTTTGGCATAAAAAGCCCAAGTAAATTAATGCGCCAACAAATAGGTAAAAATCTAGGCGCTGGCTTAGGCGACGGACTTTTAGAAAGCGAAAAGGACGTACAAAAAGATATAGCTAAATTTAATAAAGGCATTTTATCAAGTTTTAACTATTCTTTAAACCCAAAAATTAATACTCCAGCTTTAGCAGCTGGTGGACTTGTTACAAGCCCAACACTAGCTATGATAGGCGAGGCTGGCAAGGAGGCTGTAGTACCTTTAGAAAATAACACAGCTTGGCTAGATAAGTTAGCCGATAAATTAGCTACTAAAATGGGTAATAGTAATACAGTAAATAACTTTAATTATACTTTTGAAAAAATGGAAACTACCAAGCTTGCTTTACATAAGGCACAGCTTGAAACAAAACGAATTATAGGAGGTTAAAAAGATGCAACTATTATTAACAAATAAAAACGGCGATACTTTAGACCTCCTTAATAGTCGTAATAGATTTATTTTAAAAAGAGCTGATGCTATGCACGGTATAGACACCGACATAAGCACAAATATAAGCCCTTACGTAGACGGCGCAACTGTAGAAAGCGTAAGAGCTTTACCACGTAGTATAACACTTGGCTTTAAAATCGTAGGCGACGTACAAGGAGCTATAGACTACTTTACTAGCTACGTAAAAAGTAAGCAGCTTATAACTTTAGAGGAAATAAACGACGATAAAGACATAGTTATTAAAGGCGTGGCAACTATACCACCATATACACGTATGCTACAAGCTTGCGAAATAACTTTAACTGTTTATTGTGGGCAACCATACTGGGAGGACGCACAAGCAATAATAGCAGCTTTAACAATGTATTTAGACTTGCTTTACTTTCCTACTGAGGGACAATATTTTACACCAACTGGGCGACCTTTTGGAGCTATTGACACTGAGGTAACAAAAACATTTACAAACGCTGGCGACACTAGCGTAGGTATGCTTATAGAAATTGTAGCACTAGGCGAGGTAGTTAACCCTCGTATAAGCTGCAATAGTGGCGAGCAAGTAGGCTGGTATATGCAACTTAATTTAACTTTAAATGAAAATGACACAGTAGATATAAACACAGTTAGAGGCAATAAGTATATAACTATTAACGGATCCAATACGTATAATGGCGTGCCTATACTAAATTATTTAGAGTTTAACGGTAATGACTGGCTACAGCTTGAAACTGGCGACAATATTTTTAATGCTACAGCTGAGGTAAACGGCGAAAGAGTGCCAGCACCTAACGTATACTTTGGTATTAATTATAAAGCGAGGTACGAGTAATTATGATACCTTACGTAGAAATTATAGACAAAGAAACTTTAAAAGTTACGGCTTTAGTAGAGCCTAAAGAGTGCTGGTTTGAGCTTTCATACTTTGACGTAGGCGAGTGCGAGCTTTATTGTGCCGCTTTGTCTACAAATTTAGCTAACTTGTTAAAGGGAAACTATTTAAAAATACCTAATAAGCCTTATATATGGGTAATTACTAACTTAAATTATACCTATGTTGAGGGCGTACCTATGATAGATGCAAAAGGCTACGAGGCTAAATGGTTATTAAAAAAGCGTGTTATAAGAGCGCCTATTGAGTTACCTAGTCAAGTAGCTTTAGCTGTAGAGCAATTAGTTTATAACAACTTAGGTGCTGGAGCAGCAGCTGTAAGACAAATAGAGGGCTTTAGCGTTTATACAAGTGGAATAACTACAACTTTAGCTGATACTCAAGGAGCTAGAGCTAATTTAATGGAGTTTGTAAACAATTTATTAAAAACATATAACTTAGGCTCTATTGTTTTATATGAAAATGAAACTTTAATTTATAAAGTTATTGAGGGGCAAGACTTAAGCGCATCTATACGCTTTAGCCAGTCTTTAGATAATTTACTTTCAAGCTCTTATTATACGGACGATAGCAACGTAGGTACTAATGCTTTAGTAGTTAGCACTGTAAATGATACTGACTACTGGCAAGTATACGACGAGGGACAAACTGGAGTAGATAGAAACGAAATTTTAATAAATTCTAATTTAAGTACTGAATATACACCACAAGGCGCAACGGATCCAGTAAAACTAGATTTAACTAACCCTAGTGACTTAGCGCTATATTACAGCTGGCTACAACAAGAGGGACGCACTGGACTAGCTGAGTATGTAGAAAGCAACGAGGTAAGCAGTACACTAGATTTAATTAACTCTAATTATGAATTTAACAACGATTATTTTATAGGCGATTTAGTAGGAGTTATAGACGAGTACTTTAACTATAATGCTACAGCTCGTATTATAAAATTTACTTTTAAACAAGACAGCAACGGTTATGGCGAGGAGGCGGACTATCAATAATGACAAACGGGGAAATTATAAGCATTATAGCTGTTTGCTTATCATTTCTAGGCGTACTTACTAGCTTTGTATTTAGCTTTAGAAAAGCCAGCAAAGAAAGAGACCAAGAAAGAGAAAGCAATATAAGAAATGTAGCCGAAATTAAAAACAATATAGGTAGCATTACAAGTAGTGTTAATGAAATAAAATACAAAGTGGAACGCATAGACGAAAAGATGCAAAGCGACCACGAAAAAATAATAGAACACGATACAAAAATAAAAAATTTAGAAAAAGAGGTGTTTAAATAATGGACTGGGGCGAAATAAGCACACAATTAATACTAGGTATAGTAGGAGTTATTATAAGTGCTTTAGGTGTTATAGTAACTTATTTAGTTAATAAATATGTTAATGATGCAAAATTAAAAAGCATCTTAACCAGCTTAAATAATTTAGTACAAAATAGCGTACTAGAGGTTTACCAAACATACGTAGAGGCTTTAAAGAAAGCTGGTAGCTTTGACGCTGAGGCACAAAAATTAGCCCTAGAGCGTTGTTTAGCATTAATTAAAGCAAATATGCCTAAAGATATTGAAACGTGGTTAAAAGCCAATTATAGCAACATAGAAAGCTATTTAAAGAGCTTAGTAGAGGCACAAATAGGGCTTTTAAAAACAAAAGCTAAGTAGGAGGTGGAGTAAATGGCTGAAAAGAGTTTATTTTTTAATGCGTTGCCCGACGCTCAAAGCGCAACTGGTTACGATAGAAACTATAATGCTGACGATATAAGCGACTGGCTAGGCGTTGTATGGGACACTGGCGTTGTTAAAGGTGGTTTAGCTGTAGAGGCTGCAACTGGTATGACTGTAAACCTAACTGTAGGACGTGCTGCTATTAATGGTAAAGCTTATATTAATAATGCAGTACAAAGCTTTACAGTAGCAGCTAATGGAGCAGCTAGTACAAGATACGACTATATAATTTTAAGATTTAATAACAATGTTGCTGTACGTAGTATTACAGCTATGCTTATTACTGGTACAACTAGCTTGCCAACAACAGCTGGCAGCTTAACACGTGAGGGCAATATATACGATATTATGCTATGTTATATAGCTGTAGCTCCAAGTACAAGCACAATTACACAAGCTAACATTACTGACACTAGAGGCTATGACAATAGCGTAAATACTGGTGGCTCTTATGTTTATGGCGATTTAGCCGACGCTTGCCCTTATTTTACAGCTGTAAAAGGCTATGACAATTACTATGATGCTATAGTACAAACTTTCGAAAGCGTAGTAACTTTATCAAGTACAACAGCAACAGTAGTAACTAACTTGCCAAGCCATTTATATAATGCTACTTATAGCATTATTGAGGTATACACAAATGGTATTAAAGAAAATGACAACGCCTATACTGTAGCTGCAACAAGTGAGTATATAACTATTACATTTACAGCAGCTAAAAACGCTGGAGCAGTTATTACAGTAGATTTAGGCAACTTTATAGACGGCGAGGGCTTAAGCACTGCTATAGCTGGTTATAACCAATTTGTACAAGACGTAACCGAGCTACAACAAGCTAACGAGTATAATTATTACTGCAATGGCTCTACTGATAACGTACAAATATCAAACCTAGTTAATACATTTATTAATGGTGGATCCGATTATAAGAGCTTAAAACTAAACATTATAGGTAACTTTGGTTATAGCTATATGGCTGGTGGTAGTGGCACAAGTGTAAGCCCTTATCAATTATTTAGCTTTGATAGTGGAAACCGTAAAGTAATTTTAGACTTTGGAAACTGTAGCGCTATTAACGTAAGTGTAAGTGGTGTTTATGTAAACATATTTAATATTGCTACTGGTAACTTAACAGTAGCTAACCTTAACTTAGTGGCAACTGGTACAACAAGCGGTACAGTTATTAGAGTATTTAATAACACTGGAGCTAAAATTACTTGTAATGATAGCCGTATATGGGTTACTGGCTACCAAGATAGCTTAATAGGAGTAACTGGCACTTATAATAATTGTAGATGCACTGTAAAAAACTCAATTAATAACTCATATTGTTTTTTAACTGCTGGAGCTGGGCTATTAACTTTAAACGGTGGCGTATACTATGCTTATTGTGGAGCAAGTAACTTAAAGAGTGCAGTAGTAGCTCAAAGTGCAGCCAGCGCAGTTAGTTTATTATATGGTGTAATAGCTCCTACTGTTGCTGTAAGTGGTATGTATCAAACTAACTCTATATATCAAGTTAACCAAAATGGAAACTATATTAACTGTAGAGAGTTAGTAAGCGCCTTGCCAGTAAGCGTACAAGGCAGCCCTTACTCAGTAGTTACTGGTACTATAAGCTTAAGTAAAGTGGTATAAGTAATATACACGTAATATACAAATTATACTTTTTTATCTTTTTTCTACAACCGCAACTGTACACCTAGCAACGCATATTAACTTATTTTCCTCATCGGTAATTTTTATATCCCAAAACAATTACTATTTTTAAAGGTAAAATAAAAAAACCTCCAAAAGCCTTATATATCAAGGTTTAGGAGGTTTTTTATATGGCGCAATTTAAGTAAATTGTAAACAAAGCGTTACTAAATTATATGAAATTTTAAACGTAATATACAAATAATATACAAGCAATATACTTAATCTACACGCATAATATACATACATTAATATTTAAAAGTGTCTATTACTTTTATTAAGTCATTAATATTAAGTGTAGTATAATGCTGCGTTATATCATTATTTGAGTGTCCTACTATACGCTTAACAGTTAAATTATTAAGCCCTAACCTATGACACTGGCTTATAAAAGTATGGCGTGTCTCGTGTATTGTATGACTTAAGCCTAATGCGTCTTTAATTTGTGGAGCGTAATTTTTTTGGAAATTGCTATATTTAAGCTGTTTATTTTGTTTGTTTGTAATAAGGTACTCACTATCATTTAACCTAGCCTTAATTAACGGCTCTATATCTCTATGTAAAGGTACATACCTAATACCAGCAGCCGTTTTAGATTTTTCAACAAACATATAACGCTCTTGCAAATTTACGTTTTTTATTTGCATCTCTAAAAGCTCACTAACTCGCATACCAGTATAAAGCAATATTAAAAATACGTCGGCGTGATTAATATTTTTATAATTAGCCCATAAGTGTTTTATTTCGTCGCTTGTAAAAGGTACTTTAGGTTTTTTTGGCTCTTGTGTAGGCATCTCTAAATATTGACTATAATCTTTTTCAAAATCATATTTAGCAGCATATTTGTAAATTTGCCCTAAAAACATTTTAATTTTAGGTATGCTGCTTGTACTTTTGCACGTATTAATTAAAGCTTGTAAATGCGCTATTTTAATATCTTTAAAAGGCATATTATGCAGTGGCTCACAATGTTTAAACCATACTTTATAATGGGCTATTGTAGACTTGCTTATTTTTTCATAGCGATAGCTTGCCCACTCCTCGTATAGCTCTTTAAAAGTAATATTGCTTTGAGTTAATATACTTGGGTTTGTGTTATACTCGGCTAAAAACTCTAACGCCTCTTTGCGCTTTTCAAAATAGCCAAGATATTTATATTTTTGGCGGTATGATTTTACACCCTCTTTGTTTATAAACTCCTCAACCCCAGTAGTAACACGTACAGCAAAAGGCTTACGTCTTTTTTTACCTAAATTAATAATGGATCCGTAACCGTTAGGAAACCTCATTAATGTTTACATACTCCTTTAGTTTTTTTTCGTAAATAACATAAGTGTATTTAGAGCTTGTTTTAATAGCTGCACCAAAAGGCAGCTCGCCACGTTGTAAGCCTATACGTATGCTTAAAGGACTACAGCCTAATAACTTTGCAACTTGGTTAACAGTTATTTTACTCATAAAGCACCTCTTTTGTTATTTTTTGAAACATTTATTAATCATTTGGCGTCTAAATCTAAATAAAGCTTTAATATTTCCTTATATGCTTTTGTTTTTTCCTCTAGTGGTATATCGTCGGCGTCAAAAACTATTCTAGCTTTTGCTATTAAGTCGGTTAAATCGTCGTTAGTTAAGCCGAAATAATCTAAATTAACGCCTAAAAGCTCAGCTATGCGCTCCAGCTCTTTAATATGTGGCGCACGTCTACCAACCTCATAATTAGAAATAGTGGCTCGCTGTACGCCTAATAAGTCGGCTAAATCTTGTTGAGTATAACCTTTTGTTTTTCGTAAAATACGAATTTTTGTTCCAATTTTACTTGCCAATTTATAAAAACCCTCTTTCTATTTATTCTATTGTTTGTTATTATAGTAAAAAAAAGTAACATAACGAAACTTTTTATAGCCAAATGATAACTTAACTATACATTATATTAGGAGTGGAGGCAATAACTCAAATGAGCGTAAAAGACCTTATAACTCAAGATTTTTTAATGTTTCAAAAGCTACACACTGTTAAAGATGCTGAGGCAAAAGTAACTTATCATTATATTTTTGGACGTATTGCACTGGCAGTACAATTAGACGCCTTAAGCTTGGCTGATGCAAACAACTTAATAGACACGCTGTTTATGCTTTATGATAACCTAGAAAGCCGTATTTAATTACGGCTTTTATTATACCATTTAAAAAAATACTAAAAATACTGAATATAAATAAAATATATATAAAATGTAAATATAAGTAAACAAAAAATATTAAATAACTGAAAACGTTTACATACACAAAATGTAAATTTTTGTATTGATTTTGTAAATAAATGGGTGTATATTATAAGTGTAGATAGGTAATAAGACCTACTAAAGAAAGATAAAAGGTGGCAACAATGAGAAAAATTAAAATAACAACAAGACAACTTGAAACTTTAAAAAAATGTTTACCAGTTAACATTAATTTAGGAAACTTTAAAACTGCAAGACTTTTACCAGCATTTATAAATGGTAACCAACATTTAATGGCAACTGATAAAGCTTGGGACTTTATAGAACAAGAATACGTAGAAATAGAAATAATAGAGGCATAATAGGAGGTAGCACAATGAAATTAAAAAGAGGACAAATGATAACTAATAGTAAAGGCGTAAGCTATTATCAAAGGGGCAATAAATATTACTCTAATACTGGCTGGCTAGAAAAAGAAATAAGCAAAGCTGAGTTTGAGGAAAAAGTAGAGCAAGCTTTTAAAGAATTAGAAAAGGTTAGCGCTTAGCCTTAAAGCGCCACTTTGTTTACATTTAAGGAGGTAATGAAACTATGAAAGGCTATTATGTAATATGGACTGAGGACACCGAGGAGTATAAAACTAAGAAAGAGGCTTTAAAAAGAGCTAAAGAGATTTATAAACAAGGTTTAGACAACGAGGTATTTATACAACGATTTAATGATGCTAACCCCGACGGCTACTTTGCTGGCGAGGAAACCATATTTATAAAAAATATAATGTAGGAGGACTTGCGACTATGACAACAAAAGATTATTACTACAAAGGTTATAGATATTATTACTGTAGACACTATAAAAAATGGCTTATAGATAACGGCTACGAGCTTATATATTGTGACACTAAACAAGATGCAATAGAGTATATAGACCTTTTACCAAGTATGGAGGGCAGCATATGAGATTATGGCATTATGAGCTTATACACTACTTGCCTAAGAGCCAGCTACTAGCTCAATGGCGAGAGCTTAACAGCATCTTTAAAAACCAGCCAAAGCATATACTTATAAATTACGTTTACGAGTACCCTAAAAATGACTTAAAAGCTTATGCGTGTATGGTTATTATGGAAATGACAAGGCGAGGTTTTAAAATCAATTCTATGGCTAATTTTAAGGCTTATTTTGGCTCTAAGCTGCTACCAGCTCCAATAGACGGCAAGTTATTTAGAAACCACCATAATTTTAACTACTTACAACAGTGCTTTTATAACCTAGAGGAAAAGTACGAACGAGGGCAAGCTGATTTTAGCAAAGAACAATACGAGGCTTTAAGCCACGTATTTTACAAAATACCATTTTAGGAGGTGTAAAAATGGTTGAAAAGATGCCAGCCGAATATAGAGGCAAACTTTTAAGCCAAACTGATTATACTTTAACGGCTCCTAGAGAGTGGAACAATAAAGAGCTAGAGTGGCTTAATATGATGCTAGACAAGGGCTACAGCGCCAAAGAGATAGCTTACAGTATGGAGCGTAGCTTAACTAGCGTAAAAATCAAAATTAAGCGTATTAGCAAGCAAGATAATACTTACAATGCTAAACACGTTATAGAAAAGTACAGCATTAATGAGGCGTTTTTAGAGGAAATAAAGCCAAGTACAGTATTAGACCTATACACTGGCGAAAAAAACTTTTATAAAGCTTATAACGTAACTACAAACGATATTAACGAGGCTATACCAGCTAACTATCATAAAGACGCTTTTAAGCTTTGCTGTGAGCTGTACGCTAAAGACTGTAGCTATGACTTAATAGACCTTGACCCGTACGGATCCAGTTATGACTGCTTTAGCTTAGCTATTAAAATGGCTAAAAAGGGTTTATGTATCACACTAGGCGAGCTAGGACACAAGCGCTGGAAAAGGCTAGACTTTGTAAGTAGATATTACGGCATTGATAAGCTAGAGGACTTTACAATAAATAATTTAATTAAGCACATACAACGTATAGGCTTACAAAATAAAAAGCGCCTAATAGTATATGAGCTTAGAGAGTGGCAAAACATAGGGCGTGTATGGTTTAAAATTGAGCCTATTAAAATATTAGATAGTCAAGTTAAACCAGTTACCGAGCCTAAGACTTTGTTTGATTTATAGATTTATAAGCTTATAAGTGATGCTATGACAAAACGAGGCGACCAAATACCCGCTTAGCTCTATTTCGATTTGCGAGAGAGCTTATTTTAAAAAGTAAAACGTGTCACTATGTAAGCTTTTAAAGAAAGGAGGTAACTATATGTATACAATAGATAGTAAAAGCGACGATAACTACTTTATCGTAACGGATCCGTTAGGAAAAAGTATAAAAATATCTAAAAGCTGCAACGACCTAGAGGACGTTAAAAAGTTAGTAGGCTTAATAAACATTAAAGAGATTATTTAGGAGGAGTAATAACAATGAGAACTGAGCTAAAAATATTAAGAATTAAACACCGCTTAACTCAAGCTGAGCTAGCCGAAAAGGTAGGCGTAAGCTATGCCACTTACAACCTTATTGAACAAGGCAAGCGTAAAGGCTCTACTGAGTTTTGGGCTAAATTGCAACAAATATTTAATATTACTGATGCTGAAATGTGGCAGTTATACGCTAATAAAGAGTATGCAGTTAACCCTCAAGTAGGCATAGAAAAAAGGTAGGTGTAAATATGCTTAAAATTAAGGACAACGTAGAATTAACCGAGCTAGAAAAATACGGCTTTCACTCTTATAAGGTAACTAGGAGTATAACAAACTGGTATAGATGCTTTGCTTATGGCTGTATGTTAATACTTATAAATGGACTTAGAGAAATTAAAATAGAGCCGTGGTTTGACGGCGACGAACGCATACACGCACAGCCTAAATGCCACTATAGAGACCGTACAAGTTACGACGAGGTACTTTATGACCTTATAACTGCTGGACTGGTTGAAAAGGCACCAGTAAACGAACACGGCAAAGTTTTAAAGACAAGCGAGGTGTAGCTTATGGCTAGGCGTATTAAGTATTTTGCTGGGCAAAAAGAAACCCAGCCAATAAAGGACAAAAAGCAGCTGCAAGACCTTTTATATAGCTTACTCAATAAAATAGACAAAGCTAAAAGCGAGGTTAAGAAATACCAAGCATACCGTAACTATATGCTAGTGCTAGTAGGCTTAAATACGGCTTTTAGAGCTGAGGACTTACTACAACTAAGGGTATGTGATTTAAACGGCTATATAAGCATTAAAGAGAATAAAACGGGCAAGATGCAAAATTTTAAAATGAATAAAGAATTTAAAGCCGAGGTAGACAAGTACGTAGAGCGTTTTAACTTAGGACGCTATGAGTATATGTTTATGGGACAAAAAACGATAGTAAACGGCAAAAAGTACGCTTTACCTATCAATAGGCAGCAAGGGCATAGAATAGTTAGCCAAGCTGGTAAAGCTATAGGCATACAGTTTGTTTTTGGCTTACACAGCTTACGTAAAACTTTTGGCTACCAGTACATTAATAATGGTGGGCAAATATTAACCCTAATGAAAATGTACAACCACGATAGCCCCGACGTAACGTTACGCTACGTTTGCTGGGGACGTGACGACGCCGAGAAAGCACGAGAGAGCGTTTATTTAGGCGTTAAAAAGTAAAGAGGTACTATTTATGGCAAAACAATATAAAAAGCAAAAACAAGGCATAATACCACTAGCTAAAGGCTATGGGCTAATAGTGCCACAGCATAGCGATAATAAAGAAATAATGATAGCTATAGGTATGCTGGTACAAATATGGGGCTTAGCTGAATTAGAACACGGCGGGCTAGATATTGAGAAATTTAAAAAAATGTTATGCGCTTATGCTGATAAGATACTGGAGGCAGTAAAGAAATGAAACACGACGAGGCATTAAGCCTACTAGCTGCTAAAAATGAAAAGCTAGAGGACATATTAGAAATACTAAAGCCTTTATGTGAGGTTTACGTAACACCAGTAAAAAAATATAGATATTTAAAAATTAGTGGTGTAGTAGTATACACATTTAAAAGCATAGAAAAATTTAATTTATTTAAGGAGTGGTTAGACAATGACAATTAAAGAACAACAAAAAAAGAGGCTTAACAACTACAGCAAGGACGAGCTTATAGAGGCTCTATTATTAAGTAATGCTGCTACAGTTTTTGTATTAAATAAATGCCAGCAGCTTAACGGATCCAAACCAAAGCAAGAGAAAAAGGCACCAGTTAAAAAGGAGGCGCCAGCTGATGCAAAGAACAATTAACGAAATTTACAAGCTTATAGAGCAAAAGTTAGAAAGTGCTACAAATGCTTATAATCGTGAGTGGGCGAGGAAATACCCAAGTAAAGAAAACCTAGCCGAATTAAAGGGCGAGCGTATGGCATACGACGACGTATTAATATTAATAAAAACAAGCTATGTTTTAACTGAAACTGGCGACGACGAAAAACTAAAACAAATATTATGGAGTATACCACTTACAACAATAATAAACTCACTTGTAAAAACTGACCAAATAGAGTTATTAGAGTGGTTTAAAAATTATGTTGAGAGGGTGGCTAAAAATGGCCACTAAAGAAAAAGTAGAAATTAAAGGCTATACAGCTGAGGAGCGAGCAGCTATAAGCCAAGCTGAGCTAAGGGCAAGCGCTGAGGAGCTAGAAAGAAAGAGCCAGCATTTAAACGCTCAAAAGTTAGATATTGAGGCACAACAAAAAAAGCTACAACAAGATTTAAACGCCTATAGAAAAACCAGCGTATATAGAGTATTAGATTTTATAGCTTATGGCGTTGAACGTTTAAACCCAAGCACTATACGCACTTTGTTAGTGCATTGTATGAATAAATTAAACGGTAATATAGACGGCATAGAGTGTACTTTAAAATATGATAAAGAGGCTCCTAAAAAGGCTTAAAAATACGCTAATTACGTAAAAAAGCCTTACGGTATCATTTTTTAAAAAATTGAGTGTATATAAGATGCATAAAAACGGCGCTATATCAAGGCGCAAGGGCATTTTAAAAGGCTTTAGCAAAAATTATACACTTTTAGTGATTATGTATCATTTATTAAAATAGAAAATCGAAAAAAAATTACGGTTAAGCTGCACCGTTTAAACAGCTAGAAAGGTAACAAAATGATAGTAATAACAAAAAAACACATAGTATATAAAAACAGTGCTAATAGAGAAATTATAGAGGTATTAAAAGGCGATTATGACTATTACGGCTTGGTACTTAGCCCAGCACTTTTAAAGACTTATCAAAAGGAGCATAACGTAGCTATATCTTATGCTATCTATGATGCAGTAGGCGAGGCTGATTTAAAAAAAGAGGTGGAGCGTATAACTGGCGAGCGTGTAACTATTCAAGTAATTACTCACAGTGAGGAAAAAGCAAACTATAGAAATGACGATATAGTAGCCGAGGAAATAATACGCCCTACAGTAATTATTAAGCGTGTGTCTAACTACTGGCTTGAAAAAACCGAGCAACAATATATTTTACACGATTATAACGACGTAGTAGGCAGCGTTAATATTAAAGAGATGCCATTAAATTTAGAGGACGTAAAACAAAGAATAAAAGCTAAATTTAATATTGATAAATTAGCTGTAATTAAAAATGTAAAACAATATAGGAGGTTAGCAAAATGAAAAGACTTAAAAGCATTGAGCCAAAAGTAGAGACTGCTTTAAGAAATAACCCTAAAGCACGTAAAGACGATTTTATTTTAATTTTAGACGTGTACAAAAATTATGGAGTAGCAGCTATGCCTTTAAATGAGGTTTTAATAAACCATAAGGAGTATAACTTGCCTAGCTTTGCAAGCATTATAAGAATAAGACGCCAGCTACAGTGTGCGGATCCGTCTTTATGTGATGCTGACACTGTAGAAAAAAGAGCCGAGGCTGAGGCTGACTATGTAGACTATGCAAGAGAGGGCTAAGCTATGGACGTTATACAAGAGTGTATACAGTTAGTTTTAAATAGTGATATACCCAGCAAGGCTATTATAGTTAACAAGCTGCAAGGTGTAGCATCTTTAGTAAATCAACAAAATATTAAAATAAAAGATTTAGAGCAGCAAGTACAAATATTAAAAGAAAGTAAGGGGCTATAAATGGGCGATTTACTAGACAAGTTTATTTATGTTTATAAGGACGTTAAAATAGACCATTACGACCTTATACACGATTTAAAACAATTTATAAATGCTAATACTGGCGAGGTTATAGACTTTAGAACGTGTAACGGTAAAGATATTTTAAACTATGTATTAGAGCATCTAAAATGACACGGTTTGTAATCATTTTTTTTAAAATGTATTGCAAACATAAAAAAAATAATTATAATAAAAGCGTAGGGTTTACCTACAATATCAAACTTTTTCTAATGAGTTATATTTCCACTGCAATTTACACAAATTGCAAAACGGCGTTAGTAGTTATGGCAGTAGCTACTAAGGTTAACTGAATACTACTAACGTTATTAAGCCTTAGAGCTTGGAGCTGCCACTCCACCTCTAGGGCTTTCGTTTTTATCTAGCAAGAAAAGAGGTTTTAAAATGGCTAAATATGATACTACTAAATTTTACTGGCTACAGTTACGAGAGGACTTTTTCGACGAGGACGCTATAGACTGGCTGGAGGAGCAACCAAACGGCAAGGAGTACAGCTTATTTTATCTTAAATTATGTTTAAAAAGCTTACGTACAAATGGCGTGTTAATACGTCGTGTAGGTAATATGCTTGTACCATACGACCACGTAAAGTTAGGCGAGCTAACCAAGACCCCCAGCGATACAGTAATGGTAGCTATGCAGCTGCTACTTAAAATAGGACTTGTAAGAACACTCGAAAACGGCGAGCTATATATAACTCAAGTAGAAAATATGATAGGCAGCCAAAGCAAGAGCGCATTTAAAAAGCAGCAACAACGTTTACACCATAAAAGTAAGCTACTTTTAGAGGGTGGACAAGAGGGGGACAAGTGTCCACCAAAGATAGAAAAAGAAAAAGAACGAGAATTAGAACAAGATTTAGAATTAGATTTAGAGAAAGAACAAGAAAAAAAGAAAAAAAGAAAAGCCGAGGCTAAGCCTCTACCAGCTAACGCTGGCGAGGGTGGGCAAGTATTAACTTATGAGGAGCAAGCTTTTAATGAGTTTTGGGCTGCTTACCCTAAGAAAGTAAATAAGAAAGGCTGTTTTACAAGCTTTAAACGTATTAAGCATCTTAAAGACGAAATGCCTTTAATTATGGCAGCTTTAAAAAACTTTAAAGCATCTAAACAGTGGCAAAAGGACAACGGGCAGTATATACCTAACCCACAAACTTTTATTAACCAAGAGCGCTGGAAAGACCAGCAAGACGAAACTAGAGAACAACAGCTAAATAATATTGATATGCAAGGCTGGGTATAAGGAGTTTTTATAAATGCAATTAATGGACGTTAAAACTGGAGCAAAAGTACAATTTCATACTTTACGAAATGGCAAGCGTGTAGGACTTGACGAGGAAATTTACACAATAGTAGATATTAACTTTAATGACTGGGGCGCTTGTGAAATGTTATTAGAGTGCGACGGTTACGAGGTATTTACAAACCACGAGGCAGTAGAGTTAGCTACTGATGCAGCTATAAAGGCGTGGCTAGCTAAAAAACGTAAAGAGGAGGAAAAACTACAGCTTGAACGGATCCAAACGAAAGAGCATTACACCCAGTTAACTATCTTTGATATTTTGGAGGTGGTTTAAATGTTAGACCAAAAAACATTTTTACAAGGCATTAATTATTTAAAAGCTAATTATATTAACTGGAATTTTGATTTAAACAACGAGCTACAATTAAAAGTATGGTACAAAAAATTTAGCCAGTTAGAGCCTAGTATTTTTATGGGGCTTGTAGAAAAGTACACTGATATAGTAAAGTATGCTCCAAACAGCCCAGCTGACTTATTAGAATTATTAACAACTCAATTAACCCAAAAAGAGTTAGACGCTGACGAGGCTTGGCAATTAATTTTAGATTTATACGAGCAATATTATTACTCAAAAGATAAAATTTTAAGTGAATTAGAGGACAAGCCAGCTTTATTAAAAACATATAAAGCTTATTATGACAACTTTAGTTTTGACTTTTACGCAATGCAAGCTTTTAAAAAATCTTATGAAAAAAATTTAAAGCGAGAAATTGAAAACAAAAAAAGCTTACTAACTGGCAGTAACATTTATTTTTTAAATTAAATGACACGCTTTGTAAGCATTATAAATAAAAATAAACGGGGGTTTTAAAATGAGTATTAATGACTTACGCTTATTAAGGTTTTTATGCGCTAGGCTTGGTATTGTAACGCTTAAAGAGTTAGAGGCTTTTAAACTACAGCACCAAGCTAGCACTAATACAATGCTTTTAGAGCATCTAAAAATATATGCTACCACAAATACAGCTTATAGAAAAGTTAATACATTATAGTTAAGTTAAGGGGGTTTTATACCTCCTTTTTTGTGTCGCTTTGTAATCTTTTTAATTACAAATGAAACGCTTTAATTTATACTCAAAATAAAAGGAGTGGTTTATATGCGTATCGTTATTAACGCTGGGCATACTAAGCTTGGTGCTGGCACTGGTGCTAAAAAGTATTTAACTGAAAGTATAGAAACTAGGAAAATAGCTTACGAGTTAATGAAAATGTTAGCCGATAGTAGCCACGAGGTTATACCAGCTGTTTTTGATAAGTCAAGCGACAACTTAAATGCAGCTGTAAAGCTTTCTAACAGTAATAAAGCTGATTTATTTATAAGCATACATTTAAACGCTGGAGGGGGTAAAGGCTGCGAGGCGTACACCTATAAAGGTGCAAAGCATAGACAAGCCGTTAATGTATGTAAAAATCTAAATAAGCTGGGGTTTACAAACCGAGGCGTAAAAGACGGTACGCACCTTTACGTAGTAAGACTAACTACAGCCATAGCAATACTTATAGAGGTTTGCTTTGTAGACAGCGTGTTAGATGCTGACCTTTACAACAAAGCTGGAGTAAATAAGATAGCTAAAGCTATCTATGATGCTATTATTTAGTATTGTAAAAAAATTACAAAAATATTATTGTAAAATAATGTATTTTTGCTAAAATAAAAATAAAGGTGGTGTAAATATGGCTAAGCGTGGAGCTAAGGGCAAATACGAGCAACTAGTAAAGCCGTATTTAGACCTTATACAAGAAAAAGTAAGGCAAGGCATAACCGAGGCGGAAATAGCAAAAGCCTTAAATATAAGCGTAGCATCTTTAAACAATTACAAGCAGCAGCATAAAGAGCTTTTAGAGGCTTTAAGTAAAAATAAAGGTGCTGACGTGCTGCAAGGCTTAATTAATGCTGGTATTAAGGCAGCTACTGGCTATTATGCCGACAATGAGAAAGTAATATACGGACGTGACGAGGACGGCAACGTAGTAGTAGTACAAGTTATTAAAGAGAAAACTTGGCAGCCACCTAACCAGTCTTTAAATAAATTTTATGTACAAAATTACGGAAAAGAGCAAGGCTTTACAGCGGATCCGTTAGAGTATGAGCTTAAAAAAGCTCGTGCTGAGTTTGACGAGAAACTAGAAAAGGCTAAAAACTGGGACGTTAACCTAGAGGAAAATAACAAATAAATTTTAGAATTATTAAAAGTCTATAGGAAAAATTAAAAGAGAGGTGGAAAAATGGCGCATTATATACACGACGACAAAAACAACCGTATAGAGGGTATGAGTAAAGAGGAAATATACGCTTTACTTGCTGCAGCTATACAACAAGGGCAGCTACCAAGCGTAGACGACGACACAGCTTTTGTAACTATGTTTAAGTCTATTGTAGACGGAAAGACTTATAAAATGGGTTTTTGTACACAAGCTCAATATAACGAGCTAGAGGCTGAGGGGCTTTTAGAGGTTGACACATACTATATTATTACTGACGATACAACTTACGACGATTTAGTTAACGTTATAGACGGCGTTAATACAAGCTTAAATGATGCTTTAATAGCTATAGCAAATCAATTAAATACAAAAAAGATAAATATAAACAACAGCGACGGGTTTATTTTTGGCGATAATGAGGGCTATATAACTATTGAGGGCGCAAATGATATTACCTTTAAATATGATAATAATAAAACATTTAATGCAAGTGATATTTTTAAATCAATACCCGTTAATGTTCCTATTGATAGTGGTAATACAAGCTGTGATATTGCTAATTATGGACTTGGTTTATATGAAGTAACAATTACAAAAACTGACGGAAATAATCAGTATTATTTTACGGGTATAATATCAATTATTGAGGAGGGTAACAAATCATATAATTGTTATATACCAGCTGGAACGAGTAGCCAAAGTATTGAATGGGTAGGCATAAGTGGTGTTATTGGAACTGTTCTAGGAGTAGAATTACACGAAATTTCAATTACTACTACTGGTACAAGTTTAGGTTATACAATAGCCAAATGTACAAGACTAATTAAATATTAAGGTGGTGTAACTAATGGCAATTATAAACGGTAAAAAAATATTTAGCGTTGTAAAAGTGGTAGAAAAATTAGTACTAGATAAAATATCTTTAATTAATGCAACTGTAGAGGACAACACTTTAAAACTTGCTAATAATTATGTACAAGATACAACGCTATACAGTTTTGATGCAAGCGTAAATATTACAACCTTAGAAATTACAACAAGCAATATTACTGATAACACATTAATTTTAATTTAAGGAGGAAAAAAACAAAATGAGTTATATAGATAAAATAAATGTAAATGGGACTACTTACGATTTAGCAACTAAATTAAGTGAAATTAGAGACAGCAACGGAAATCAAAGATTTATTGAGGGCGACGGAGTAAATAATCTTGAAAATATTGAAGTAGCTTATTCTAAATGGAGTTTAAGTGGAACACATTTAATGATAGTTTTTGCGTTTAAAATACCATCAACTCAAGGAACTATCTCACTTACGGCTAATCAAGAATTATGTGCTTTCTTTCCTAATGACTTTATAAGAAATAAGTTATTTTCAATAGCTGGTGGAAATAGTGGCGTTTTATCAAGAATTAGTAATATCAAACCTATTAATCAATATGGAGACGAGGTAGGCAGTGGCGTTTTTGGTTGTTATGTCTATAAAGAAAATAGTAGAAATGCAATTTTATTTATTGCTACTAGCTCTACTACTATTGGAGCAAGTGCAACTGAAAGTTATGTAAGAATTCAAGCTGATTTTATTATTGATACTGAATAATGAAAACCATTAAATAAAGAGGAGGTTATACAATGGGAAAATTAAAAGATGCTTTAAAAAATTTAGGAAAGGTTATTAATGGAGTTGAGCCACAAGGTTATTATGTAACTGATATTATTAATAGTATTGCTAACGATTATAAAGGCGTAGCAGTATTAGAGGTTAGCAACATTACTACTTTAACTACAGCTCAAATTAACGCTTTAAAAGCTGGCGACGTTGTTATTAAAAATGAAAACGGCAACAAGCATACTTACGTTGTATCATATAAAGAGGACGGCGTAGGCATTTGTTTAACTTATGTAGATGCTACAGTAAGTGAAACTGTATCTTATGACTATACTAATAACGAGTGGGTTTATAATTCAACTGATAGTACACCACTTGGCAATAATTAATGAAAAGCTATAACAATACTGTAGAGTTTTACAAAAGCCAAGACTGGGCTAATTGTAAAGCGCAAGTAACAGCCGAACGGATCCAAAAGGACGGCTGCATATATTGCGAGCTATGCGGTAAGCCAATAGTTAAAAACTTTAACCCTAATGAGCGTAACAACCGTAATGCTATTGTATACCACCATAAAACGTATTTAACTAACTTTAACGTTAATGATGCAGCTATAGCAATTAACCCTAAAAACATTATGATATTGCACTGGCAGTGTCACAATGTAATACACGGGCGCTTTAATGGTAACAATACGCAACAAGAAAAAAAAGTATATATAATTACTGGCGCACCTTGTAGCGGTAAAACCAGCTTTGTTAAGGAGCGTATACAAGAGGGCGACATAGTACTAGATATAGACGACCTTTGGCAGCTTATTAGTGGGCAGCCTAGATATGTTAAACCAAACCAGCTAAAGCCTATAGTATTTAATTTAAGGCAGCAGCTAAAGGACAACATAGCTAGAGGCGTAGGCACTTGGCGTAATGCTTATATTATAGAGAGCTTGCCTTATGCTACTGATAGGCAGCGAGAGGCTGAGCGTTACAAGGCGCATAACGTAGAGCTAATAACTATGGACGCTACAAGGGACGAGTGCTTACAACGTTTATATGCTAACCCAGCTGGGCGAGACATTAAAGCTTATGAGGAATATATAAACGACTACTACGACAATTATATTTAGTGTATAAAAAATACACTTGTATATTTATTAAGTGCAAAAATCTTACGGCACCACCTACCCCCACCCATTAAGTTTTAAAACGAGCTGGGGCGGAC